TTCTCACTATTTGTACTTCCAGTTATATTAGAATTTATTTCTCCATCTAAAGGTGTTCCTTCTACAGGTGAAGGAGACTGATCCAGCCTAGCAGCTCTTTGTATTCGATCTGGATAATTAGGAGCTTTAGGATCTGTACGTTGTGTTGGTGTTGGTTCTTGAATAGTAGGAGTTGATCCTATGATCAAAGGAACCTGTGCAGACCTTCCATCTAAAAATACTCCAACTACAAATGCACCTGGTTGATAAGGTATAAACTGACCAACACCTGAAGTTCCTCCGTCAGTTGTTAGTATCTGTGCCCAAGGTAAATCTGCAGTCGGTATGTCTGATAAATTTTCAGTATGTACCCCCATCACTCTTATTTGAACTCTTCCTAATTTAAGAGGATCAGTGTTGTTAATAACTTTTCCAACGAAAAAAATAGAATCTGCTGGTGCATAATCTGAATATAAAGCTTTAACCATAGTTATACTCCTACACCTGAACCCGATATACCGTATGCTTTAGTTCCAAGTCTACCGATATCTAGTGAAACATGATATTCATTTCTACTAAATTGATGTCTTGCAGTATAAATCATCCACTCACCACTTTTCTTTAAATCTTCGAGTTCATCATTAGACATTTCTTTTGTATATTCTCGATTAGATAAAAACTTACAACTTATAATATTACCAATTGTCATGTTTAAATCTTTAAATAAAAAGTTTCTACCTGGCATCTGAACTCTCATACTTGATTTAAGTAAGAAATGTCTTAAGCTTTTTCCTATTACCTTATGCTCATGATCTGAATTTAGTTTTCCTTCTTGATAGCTTTCAGTATCAGCATAATCGTTAAACTGCCTAGAAGTTGCAAAGTGTGTTATCTCTCTAGTACTGAATTCATTCATTCGTGTTAAGGATCGACCATAACGTGCGTTTACATCCATCGTAGGATAGAATCCATTTGAAGGTCTTATTACTTGCTTCTCAATAAGTTTTTCAAATACTCTTCCCATATCATGATCAACTTTGATATTATTTCCTGTTGTAGTATCAACAAAATTGTAGCGCGATCCGATAAATCCTTGCCTAGCGAGATCAAGTTGTTTATCGGCATTTGCAATTATTAGTTTAGTTATGGTGTAAGCTTCTCTATGTGCTTCTATAGGTTCCATTCTATCTTCAACTGATCCCGATTGTTGATTTCTACTCTGCTGTGCATATGCTACTGAATAAGTATAATCAATTAAATCTTTGTTAATTGGTTCTGATCTTAGTAATGTGCCTAAGTCAATCATTCTTAATTTATCATCAGCAATAGTAGAATACAAAAAGTAAGGATAACCATCTGTAGTATAAGATCCATCTTTTATCCAGTTAGCAGCTTCAAGAGGATGCATATTAGGAACAATAAGTTTAGTAAGTTTATCACCGCTTATATCAAGGTCTCGAGGTAATAGAAGTTCACGATCAACTTCTTTAATTAATTTTTCTATTATCTCTTCTTTTTTTCCTTTATATGATCTACTTATTCTTATGAGCGATGATAAGTATGCACAGTCTTCTACGAGATCTAATGCTAAAGCTTCACTCCCATCTCCACCCTTTTGTGCAGAGACTATTTCTGTTACAACAAAGTTTTTTGTTATGCTGAAATTATCATCATTGTTAGTCTTAATTTTTATTTCAACTTTTTCAGTACCAAGAAAATGTATTGCATCAACAAGACTAATATTTGGATCTATGTCCATCAAAATCATTTTTGCTGTAAGGAAGGGTTTATCAATATGTTCAAATATTGTAAATTCTGATACTACATCTTTTACATCATATGTTTGATCACTTCTATCAGTTTTAATTCTGATAAACTCATAGGCAAATCTTGTAGGTTCTGTGAAGAAGTCCTCGTTGCTAGTCTTCAGATCTAATCCATAATCCATATCATAACTCGTCTTCAAACTTCTGAACAATAATAGAAATCAGTTCAGGACTAAATACTTTGATTCTTCTCACCTCATCATTTTCTGTTACGTATCTGTCTAAATAAGTTTTTTCGACGAGTTCAGCTCCTATGGCCTGTGTAGGATCTATGTCGACAGTATTTCCTGAAGTATCTTCATAATGATGAGCTGAAAGATATTCTAAAGAAGTTGAGGCAACTGTAGAACTGTTTGTTACACCATCAATAGTATTAGTTATGACTTCTGCTTGAAATGTTTTATTGTTAGTAGGCTTTACTATTATTTGTCCTAGATCTAAATTTCTTCTAACAATCAATCCTGTTGCTGCAGATGAAGATCCAGTAACGGTCTCACCTACTTGAAACTTTGTTAAAAGATGTTCTTTAATTACTAGAGTTCTGTTTGGATATAATTTCTTTACGTTTGCTGTAAGTTCTCTGTATGATAAAGGCCAGCCTTGTCTTCGAAGTTTATCATTTAAATAATAAAAAGTCCAATGATAGTTTGGCGTTCCATACAGCTTGAAAGAAACCTGATCCGGTCTATCACCGTCAAGTATATCGTACGTACCATAAGAAGTGGTATCATCTTTTAGCTGATCGACGATATCGACATATACAGTAAGATCTTGAATAATTGCCGCATCAGTTTCATTACCAAACTTATATTCTACTTGAGGAAAATTTTTAAAGTATCTTGACATTAGAAGCCAGCCTCCACATCTTGTCTATCAATTGTTTGTTCTTCTACGAAGTTTAAAGTTACTTCATATCTTTGAAAGTTACCATCTGGTGTAAATGCCATGTTTTGACCATTGTATGAAGTCTGTACGTTATTCAAAAAACATTTTTTAAACTTGACTGCAAGTGTATCGTCAACGTTTCGATCATGGCGTATACTTATTGAAAATTTAGATGGCGTTCTATAACCAGCAGATATTCCACCAGCTCTGATTGATTCAGGTATCATTCCACTTCTAAAGTATTTTATTATGTTTTTAATTTCTCTTGTTTCTTGTGGTGTCTTTGGCATCATTTCAAAAGCAAGAGAAAATTCTCTAAGCTTTACACCTTCAAATATAACTCTCATATTTGGATTAGGTGTTATTGCTGTAGCAGATCTTATTGCTGCATTTGTAGTAGGTTGAACTTGTGTTAAACGACCAGCCGCAATTGCAAATATCTCTGGATCTGCATTTCCACTTACAACATCAGCGATTGATCCTCCAGCTTCGCCTAGTGCTGCAGCCAATGATTCTGTAAGACTTCCGCCACCTTGTAAACTTCGTTCTATCAAGGCTCCAAATATTCCAAGACTAACTGTATTATTATTGACTCCATCTGCCAATGTAATAGCCTGAGGTAGATACATCATACAAGCTCCTGGTAATCCTGCTTCTTCATCAACTCTTTTGCTCTGAGGTTCTGCAGATGGACCCATTTGAGCAGTTGTATCAAGTTTCTTTGCAGGATTTAGATATTTTTCGGGCACAACGTTAGCGACATCTAGTATACTTACTCCTGCTCTAGCTATAAATTGCAAAGCGTCAACAGTTTTACCACCTGCTGTTCTTACTATACCTTCAGTCTTTGTCAAGTCAAGAGGCGTTGCTGCATGCTTCTGAAAAAATATTCTTCCTTGATATCTATTTCTATCTTCTAACGGAAACTTTAACATTCTTGTTTATCCAATAAATAGTTTAAATATATAATATTGTATTTATATGAGAGATTGATGGTTTTATATCAAGGGAAATATAGAGTTTCGAATCCCAGCAAATATAAAGGTGATGTGGACAACATTATTTATAGGTCTTTATGGGAAGCAAAGTGCTTTGGTTGGTGTGATAAGAATCCAAACGTAAAGTCATGGTCAAGTGAAGAGACTGTGATACCATACTACTATGACATCGATAAGAAGTTTCATAAGTATTTCATTGATCTTAAGATTAAAATGAAAGACGGTAAGACAATATTAGTTGAGATCAAACCAAAGAAAGAAACACAACCTCCTAAACCTGGTAAACAAGGAATCAAAGGACGAAGATATATTAATGAGTCTTTGACATACGTTAAGAATATGAATAAGTGGAAAGCCGCCAATAATTTTGCAAAAGATCGTGGTTGGCAGTTTCAAGTATGGACAGAGGATACTCTGGCTGAGATGGGAATAATGCAAAAGTGGAAGAAAATGAAGAAGCTAAAACCGCTTAAACGAATATAAATAGTGTTATGGCACAAGGTAGAAACTTATTTCAACAACTCGAGATAGAGGCATTTCGCGCTGGTATTACACCGCGGACTAAGCAGTCTATTGAGTGGTTTCGTAGAAAAGCTGCTCAGCTCGGAAAGGTATCAATTCCAGATGTAATGGACGAACCAGAGCTTTCAAAGACTACGAGAGCCGATACGGATGTAGGACCATTAGGAAACATGTATATGTTTCAGTATGACCCAAAGTATAGAATAAGTCTACCATATTATGATGCGTTTCCTCTTGTTATAATAACAGGTGCTCGAAGAGGAGGATTCATAGGAATGAACTTACACTATCTACCACCAACGTTAAGAGCAAAATTACTTGATTCGATACTTGGAAACACTGGAAGCGTAGGTCTTCCTCGACAATACGTTGAGCCAACAATACATAGATATTTAAATAATCATGTAAGAAGTCAGTTTGCATTAGTTGAAAAGCCTGAATGGGAGATAGCAACATTTCTACCGACTGCACAGTGGAGAAAAGCTCCTGCTTCTACAGTTTATAAAGAATCTAGAAGAACGGTAAGGAGACTCTCATAATGCTAAATGTTAACGAGTTTAAATCAAAAATTATAGAAAGAGGTGGCATACTCGATGTCAACAAGTTTAAAGTTATTCTTCCTCAGGTTCAAGGGTCAGGTCTATCGGGAGAAGATCTAAATCTTTTATGTATTTCAGTCGACATGCCTGGTAGACAGATAACGACACAACCTAGAAGAATAGGAATAAAAGAAGAAAAAGTAGCCGATGGTTTTGCAGTAGATGATGTTAACATTACATTCTACATGCCAGCAGATGGTTCAATAAAAAAATACTTTGAAACATGGGCAGCACTTGCAGTTCCTAACAGAATGGGAATTGTAAACTATAAAGTTCAATATCAAAAGCCTGTAACAATAGAGCATCTTACAAGATCTGGAGCAGTAAGTCACACGACTTCACTAATAGAAGCATTTCCTACGTCACTACAAGCAATTGAGTTGTCGAGTGAAACTACTAATCAGCTAAGTAGATATGCTGTTCAATTGTCTTACACAGATTTCACGACTTCT